TATAAACCTGCATATCTCCCGATACGGCAGTATTAAACGATATTACTTGTCCTACAATATTGTAATCTTGAGCATTAACTACAGTTCCATTCAGAAAAATTAATTCATTACCACTTACCAACCATCCTGATGCAGTATAGTTTGCTTGACTACTTAATGTTGAACTATAAATAGCAAAAGAATTATAAGTTGTAGATGTAGAAACTGCGACAGATGCCATTGAAATAATTGTTACTACATCATTTAAATTTGCTCCAATAGCTAAAGTAATTTGACTTGATCCATCTGTCCATTGAGTTGTATCTAATAATAATCCGTTTTGAAATACTAAAGAATTTCCTGATAAATATTCTGATCCTCTTGTAATACTAAATACTGTTTGACCACTTGTAGCAATATGAGCCGTCATAGTGTAATAAAAAGTATCAGGTTGGATAACTCCAATTACACGACCATATCTATCCAAAGTTATTTGTGCAACAGTTGTTGTATATGTTGTAGCACCACCAGGGAAAGTTAATAAAGTTGCTAATGATGCTTGCAATAAACCTTCAGGATTATTAGTAATTGCTAATTCACCAGTACCAACAGATGTAGTACCAGTTTGAATTACTTGTCCTGTCCTATAATTTAAATCAATAATATTTGTACCACTAGGTAAAGCCAACCAAATAGATGGATCATAATTAGTAGTGTCACTAGGAACAAAAGCACCACCACCACTAGCATAATTAGCCAAACCAACTGAAAAACCAATGAGTTTATTTCCATAATTGTTATAAAGTAAATAATTTGTTGTGCCAAAAGGAGTTGGAGCAGGATACCAAATATAATCTGATGCTACTGGATCAACAGAAGTTGTATTTTGATTTTTTAATCCATAATATGTAGCACCAACTGGACTTGTTGAAAATCCTGCACCTGTAATACTTGTTCCATAAGCAACACTTAAATATCTTTGACTAAATTGATATGTTGTTGGTCGCCATTGAACTAATGCACTAGCAGAACTAAAAGGAGAAGTTGCTACTGTATTAATCATTCTTGTGAAAAAATACCAATTACCTGATGGAATATTTATTAATGTAATATTTGGCAACACTACATTATTTCCCCAGGGAGTACCTACACTTTGTACTTGACTTGTTCCTGCAAAAATATATTGAGAAGATGAAGGGTTTGAAAATGATGAATACCAAACTTCTGCATATTGAGTTATACCTGTACTAGATGTTGTAACTTGCAAAACAATATTAGGTACAGAAACATAAGTATTTGTAGATACAATTGTTGGTGCAGGTATTGTCCCAAATAAATTTGGAGAAGATAAACCAGTTCCAATAGGAGGTATATATTGAGTTATAGAAACATCATTGTAATTAGCAGGATCATAAACTTGCAAAGTTAATTTAACTGTAATTTCTCCAGTTGCAGTAAATGTTTGTTGAACTTGCATAATTCTAAATAATTTTGCAGTCCATCCATAATTAGCATTTGTAACAGTAACAATATCTCCTGCTTCTAATTCCAAACCAATAAACATGACTTCACACATTACCTGTAAATCTAATCTTGCTGATTTTAAAAATCTATTGGCTAATAATTGTGCTTGAACATTATTATTGACCAATGGTAATTGTATTGTTTGTTTATTTATTGGTTCATTTGGATATAGCAAAGAAGGATTGACAACTGCTAAATTTAATATGGTTGTATTAAAAGAACTTCTAGTAACAATATCTGCATATTGTGCTTCTGCTTCATTGTATGTATTAGAAATATCTAAAGAAGTAATGGTTAAACTAGAAACCATATTGCTATCATTAATATCCATAGCAACCGTATATGATGGACTTTGTACAATAACACCCCATTGCCCATATATTTCATTGTATCTAACAATACAATCACAACAATTACTCATGCTTTGTATGTTGTTTAATACAGTTTGTGAAGTATCAATTAAACCATTAAATTTAAATCTAGGTTGTGTTTGTGTATTTCCTAAATAATCTTGATATGTAATTAAACCGTTAGAATATGTATTAAGAGCAGTCATACTTGTAGTATCAATTTGACTACTTGGAATTCCTGCACCATATACAATATTAGTTAAATAATCACTTAAACAATCACCTGCACTATTTCGAGAATTTGTTATTTCAAATTGTGTCTGTTCCAGAGCAGTTACATTTGCATTAGTGTTATAAGTTAAATGAACAATTGCAAATGCACAATTTGTCATTAATTTATTACTATCCCATGTATAAGTTAAACCTGATGCTTGCATAACTGATATTGCACTTGATCCACTATTCACAGGTGAATTAGAACCATTGTTATATAGATAAATATTTATATAGCCATTAATTGAAGTATCTATAGCATTATTAGACAAATCTTGCAAAGCAACTACTTGAGTTGTAGTTATTGGATCAACAAATTGATAAACTTCTAATCCAATAATGCTAGTAGTTGGTAAAGGATTAGAAAAAGATATAGTATTTGTAGATGTATTAATTGCACTTACATAATAAATAGGTTGTAATCCTGAATTACTAAATGTAATTCCAGTTCCAAGAGTTATATAACTAGGAATAGACCCTGACAAAACAATATTTTGACCTGATACAGATGATACGGTTTTTCCTGTATCTGTATATGTGTAACCATCAAATATTGCTCTACGACCACCATAAAAAATACTATTAAAACTTATTGTATCTGCACCATAATTTGTTACTTCACATAAAGATAAAACATAATATAAATCTTGATTATCAGTTGTAATAGATAAATCTGTAATTGTTCCACCAACATAACAATTACCATATACTACAGGTAATTTATTATTAGTTGCAGGTTGTACTTGTAGATTACTTACACCAAGATTAGGGTTTGGATTATTAGGAACATCAGGTGCTAATAATTTTGATATAACTCCTGATACCATCATGGTTATACCCATTGTTATCAAAGGAGTATATCCAGTAAAAACACCTACTGCAGTTAATATTGCTCCGACAATTACTTGCATTTATAGTATCCAATGATTACAAAGTTTTTTTGCACCGTATTTTTTAAAATTACTCTCTGAGTAAGATGAAAAATACACTTCTTTTATTTCTCCACTTTGTTTCATTTCCTTTCCTATTTTTAAATATTCTTTTAATAAAGCCAATGTAACTTTTTTGTTTTTTCCATACCAAATCATTTCTTGCAATGTATAAGTATGAGGTATCCAAAATGAAGGTGTTTTTAATGCTATAAATACTCCATCATAATTTTCAGATATTAACGCTATACCTGCACCTGCTAAAACACATAAAATTTGATTTTTTAAATAATCAGGATTCCAATTTTTTTTATTTTCATAAACACTACATTTGTATTCTTCGCAAAAATCTTTAGCCAACTGTTCAATAGAAGGTATATCAAACTTGTTAGCATTGCGAATCATGCTTGTTTTCCAAAAGGATAATAAACAGATGCAATAGTTGCTACTCTATTCATGCTTGTATCACCAGGTGTAGTAAATTGCCATGATTGATCATTAGTAAATCTACCTGCAACTCTATTTTGCAAAATCATTTGTATATTTGCACCATGAATTGTAATAGTGCCAACATACATACGAACTTCTTCCATCCATTGTTCACCAATAGCAAAAGTATTAACAAAACCATAGAAATATTGATACAGTCCTCCAGTACCTCCAGTAGTTATTAATGCACCTGTAGTATCAAAAAAACCCTTCCACATAGTTATCTGTGAACCTTTTACTGCATTGCCTAATACAAATGAAAGTAATGATGTATCAATCCCTGTTAATGTAATAGTTGTTTCATTTGCAGTTGCTTTAATATCTCTTTGTACATTACCAAAACCAACTAATGTACCTAAACCATCAAAAGGTGCTGAATCAACTGCAGGTATTGTTATTGCATTAGGTGCAGTAGAAAAATGAAAAGTATTTGTAGGTGTAATGATTCTGACAAAATCAGCAAACCTAATATTATTTGTGTTTTCAATTGGAGTTATATTGTTCATATTACGGACTCAAATGCTTTGAACATTCCTGTCCAACTAATAAAAGAATCATTAGTCATTGGAATTAATGTGTAAGTAGGATAATTTTTTAAAATTACTGCAAAAGTTATACCTGTATAAGTATTACCACCCATTGATACAGTAGTTCCATATTGCCCTATAACTGCATTTATAGGAGTTGTTACAGGAGTTAATAGGTTTCTATGTACAGGTATATTAACTGTGCTTCCTGATCCTCTTAATACATCTTGAGTTGCTATATAAGAATATCTATCTACTTGACAAAAATCTCCTGCTTTTACAATGTAAGCCGTTGATGAAATAGTAGGCAAATTTCCTAATACTAATATTTTATTTGCTGATGCAGTTTGCCATTGGCATGATGAAATTTGCACACTTGTCATATCACCTTGATAAGCAATATAGTTATTCCAACCAGTAGAACCAAAATTTAAATATTGTTCTAAACCTTTATCATAATATCTAAGGTTTGCTAATAAATTTCTACTTTGACTATATAGCAAATAATTCATTGGTTTCATATCAAATTCAAAAGGTACAACTCCTACAATTTCACTTGTTGAAATTTTTTGATTTCTTGAAATAACTTGTCCAATCAATCTTTGATCCATGATTGTTACTTGTTCTGCTATTGCCAAAATATCATTTAATGTTCCCATAATTACCTACTTTGTGGAAGTGATCGTTGAGCAGAAATATTTGCTGACCAAACCGCTTGTCTGTTATTTGCTAAAAATTGAGTTGCAGATTGGGTATCAATAGCCGATAAATTAGCAATATATGGACCATTGTAAGTTGTACCACCACCATTACCACCCATATAATCTTGAATTCGGTTATTAGGGATAATTGTTCCTGCAGAACTAGGAACAAATAATTCAGGTCCATTTTCTCCAACAAGTGATGATTGACCTATTGGAGGATTACCACCACTTGCAAAACCTAAACCACTAAATAAATTTCCAAAAACACCACTTGATAAATTTCCACCACTTTGAGTAGGTCCTTGTTGTGTACCACCTAACAAACCACCTGCACTTGCAACCATGCCAGTAATACCACCTGTCATACTTGAAAAAATTTGCATTGTTTGATACTGTAATTGCAATTTAATCAATCCACTTATCATGTCTGAAATTAAACTTTTAAATGATATTTTTCCTGTTTCTGCAAATGTCATTAAAGCATTTGTCATTGTTGTTGATACAGAAGTAAATGATTTTTTTCCAATATCAGAATATGTTTCTGCATTTTCTGAAAATTGTTGAAAAGCCTGTGTCCAACCTAATGAAAAACTATTTTGTTCATCTTGAACGGCTTTTACTCTAATTTTTTCTGAATCTACAGTTAAATCAGTAATTACTTTAATAGCATCTTCTTGATCTTGTAAAGCCTTTAAAACTCCACCTTTTTGACTTGTTGGTAAAGATTCTGCAAGTTTTTTCTTTTGTGCTATTTGGTCTAATATTTTAGTTTGTGCATCTAAAACTTTATTTACTGCATCTTGCACTTCTTTTTCTTTTTTGGTCAGTAAATTAGATTGTTCTTTTTCTTCTCTTTGCTGATTCATTAATTTTAATTGGTTTGCATAGGCATCTGCAATACCTTCAATTTGTCCAATTTGTTTGGCATTTGATGCAATAACTTCTCTATGTGCATTTACATTTTCTTTAGTTTTATCATTTATTTGTATTTGATTTGCTAATATATCTTTTTGAAATTTTGCATCATCCTCAAACATTTTTGTTACTTCTGCTTGAGTATCTTTATAATCTTGCATTGCTTTAGTAAAATCTAAAGATGCAACATCACCTGCAACTTTTGCCAACATTACAACTTGTTTAACTAATACTTCAACTAAAGTTGCAGTATCTTTAATCATAATTGCAAGAACTTGTGCAGTTGCTCTTACAATGTCAAAGAAAAATTGCATTACTGGACTTGTTTGACTAAAAGCATTATAAAGTTTTGATAATGATGGAATAACTGCTTCAGTAAAAGACAAACTTAATTGTCTTGATGATGCTTCAAGTTTTAAAGATAATTCATGTGCCATTGTGACTGCACCTGCATATCTATCCATTGTTCCTTTAGTTTCTTCTAAAGTTTGTGCTAATCCTACAATATCTACACCTTTTACTGCTTTACCTAAAGTTTGAAATGCTAAACCATTTCTTTCAGCAGAATCTGTCATTTTTGCTAAACCATTAATGGTTTTTTCAAATAAATCTTGTTCTGAAAGAGTTGCTAGATCATGTAAACTAATTCCTGCTCTTGAAAATGCTTCTTGTGCTTTTGCACTTCCTGCAACTGCAGATTCTAATTTATTAGTAAATCCTGAATATATTGTGCCAACTTTATCAGCACTTCCACCATTTTCTTCTAGTGCTTTAGATAATTCCATAACGGAAGATACTGCAACTTCATTTGCTTTTGCAGTTTCTACAATTTTGTTGGAAAATTCCATTGCAGATTTAGTTGCTTCAATAAATCCTGCAATACTTAATGCTTCAGGAATATATTCAGCAAACTCTTTCATGGATTTTTTTGCTTCAGAAATTCCTTTTTGGAATTCTGTAGTATCCATTGATAATTGAGTTGCTAAACCTGCAATTACATTAGCCATCTATTTTTTTCCCAAGAAAATTATTAGCATCAGGTGACATCATTGCAAACGCTAAAAGTCTATCGCTTACCAGTTTTTTCTTTTCTTGTTCTGTTAATGGCGGATATAAATAATTATATGCTCTAGGAATTATATCCTCTAGTGTATAGGCAGGTTTACCCTTTGGCAACATTTTATTAAATTGCCCTGCAGTTAATGTACCTAATACTTCTAGTATTCCTTTATTCCCAATTAATCCATCTGAATACATAATACATATATCAGTAAAAGTATTTTCATCTATTTCATTAGGGTCACCACCATGAGCAAAAATATATGCTTTAACTTGCTTACGGATAGACCCTATTACTTTCCCTTTGCTACAGAATAACTAGGAGCAATAACTTCTGAGATTTTTTCAATAATTTCTGTTTGTATATTAAATGGAAATTCCGCATCAATATCTTGATAAGTAATATTTTGCATATCAAAATTTTCATCAGCAGGAATTAATAATTTAAATAATTCTGTAATTCGATTTTCAGTTATTACTTTACTATTACATAATTCCCGAATTGATATGTCTTTTAAAATAACATCATTATCTTTGAAAATAACTTGTTCATCATTTTCATATTTAGATTTATTATCAAAAAATTCTTTTGACATATTTGCATAATATTTTTCAACTAAATCAGGATTAACTATTTTAGTTCTTTCATACATTGCTTCATTTTCAGAAGTTAAAGGTACTTTAACTTTAAAAGTTGTTCCATTAAGTTCAAAAGTTCTAATTCTTAATTGATCTTTTGTTCCAAATGCTGATGATAAATTACTCATATATTATCCTTATTTTGCATATTTTGATTTATAACGCTTTAATGTATTACCTAATTCTGTAGTTAATAAACTTAATACAGTTTGTATATTTCCTTCTAATGCAGGTCTTAAAAACGGTCTTGGAGCATGATAATTTTTTCCTCTATCATGGTATCCAAATTCTACTGCAAATGCTCTAGCATCCGAAATCATGCCTACTTGTTTGATTTTAGATTTAGTATTCCGTAGATTCTGAAATTTCTTTTTTGCTAAAATATTTCCTGAAGGAACTGTTACTCTTGCAATCATAATATCAGTTGGAGTTACATAGGATGATCTACGATCTCTACCATTAGGTTTTCTTGCTTCTACTTGTAAAGATGCTAATAATTGACCTGTATCAACTGAGCCATGTGAAGTTAATAAATTTCTTGCAGATGTCAAAACTGGTGACATTGCTTTTCTCATAGACAATCTTAATATTGCTTTTTGATCTTTTTCACTAAAATCATCTTGTATTTCTTTCATTAAATCATCAAATTCATCAAATCCTTCCCATTTAATAGAAAGTTTAAAACCTTTACCATCTTCTGTTGATTCATAAGGCATTATTCACCTTTAATCAGTTTATGATAAATAGCATTATTTAATTTCATTACATATTCAACAATTTCATCAGGTGTAAATTTATCAGCATGATTTTTTGCAATATCATAAATTACATTAATACCTGTAATTTTTTGTTGCTGAAATCCAAACCAGTTTTTTTGACCTGAACTGGATTGTTCAATAATGTAAGCAAGTAAATCAGTATTATTTTGTATTTTCATTTTTAAATGCCCTTTGCAGGGCATCCATTAAGTATTGTTAGACCAACCGTACTGATTACCTCTAGGATGAACTGTAAAAGTACAAGTTGCTTCTTTACCTGGTGCAGTATCAATTTTAAATTCACCAACACGACCATTAAAAGCATAAGCAACAGTATTTAGACCTGATACTGCTGAGATAACAAAAGTACGATCAATAACACCTGAATAAGCATCACCTCTTATTAATAATAATCCTGCATCACTTGGATTCCAGGGAGCAACAATAGTCATTGAGGTTGGTTTGGATTGAGTAGGAATAATATCAGATTGTCTTGAACCTGCAACCATAAAGTTTGCAGAAGCATCATCTTGACCAAATGCAGGAATTGCTTCCACATTTAATTGTTCACCTGCAGAACCAGTACCATTAGCAACAGTACCTACAATATTTGCTACTTCAGCAGTCCATGTAGATAATTGCGTGACAGTTAAAGGTGTTGGGGTTGCACCTGTTTGACACCATAATGATGCCGAAAAGCCAGGTAGGACTTGATTAGGTAGTGCCATAATTAATTCTCCATAAAAGTTAAATAAGTCTTATATTATGTTGGAATATCTAATCTACAATCACAAATAATTTGATTCAGTCCTATATTGTCATCATAGGTATTATATTGAAAAGTTACATCAATTTTAGAAACATAAAACCCATTTGTACCGCCAAATTGACCTGAATAGCCATGCAATGATTGTATCAAGGTATTAGACAAATTAAAAGCATCATCCATATCTTGTGCAAAAATTGATGCTTGAAAAATTGGAGTATCAATACCTTTGTTGTTTTGATTTTGTCCTGTATATACAGGTTGATGCACATTTCTAAGTACCCATGTTACAAATTTTGGGTTTGTTGCAAAATCACGATTAAATCTAGCATAAACAGGTACAGGTGAAAATACACTTGCCAACTGGTATTGAATTGCTTGTGCATAAACGGAAGGATTATTTTGTGCCATATTAAACTGGTGTAGTTGGTTTGTTTCTATAGCACATAAAAGTAATAGTCATACGGTCATTTGCTTCCATACAATCATGGATTCGCCATTCCGCACTTCTATAATAAATAGCATAGCCATTTTGATTATTGACCATATTTAAAGTATTAGGTGTGTAATTTAATATAAATTTGACTAGATCACTATAAACCCTGTCATCTTTTGTAATTTGCATACCTGCTTTAAAATCTTCTACTTTTGCTCTTGTTTGAAAAGCAGTAGATATATTATAGGTTTGCTGACCATAACTATCTATAGATGTAGTTACATTTTGTACAGTTATATTTTCAAACCGAGCAATAGCCATTTAAAGCACCAATGGTTTATATGGTCTAAGAAGTTGTGCAACTCCATAAGGAATTTCCATCATTTTTGTATTAGTCGTATTACTACGGTTGTTGTACAAATGAGTTAATAATAAAAGTCCTGCTTGTTTAATTACTGGATATTGTGCTAAAGGACTTGCATTAGTTGTATAGGTTACAACAATTGGATTTGTCATTATTAAACTTGCAGAATCAGGTAACCCATTAACCACAACTTTGTTACCTGTCGGATCATAATAATAAGCAGTTGTAGGTAATACAATCAAAGCAGGAGGATTTCCACTATCGTAATAGGAAACATTATTAATAACAACACCTGCTTGACCTAAATTATCTATACTTACTTCAGGCAAATCTAACATGACTTGTGTACCAGTCATACCAACATAAGAGCCGTAATA